ATGCCGGCCACAGGTCAACACAACGAGCAGGCGGTCGCGACGCCGAACCCGTTCCCCGAGCCCGCCCAGGAGTACGGCGAGAACCCAGCGCGGTTCCTCATCGAGGAACTCACCGTCGACGACGGCGACGGCACGACGGGCGAGCTGCTGCTCGCACGGATCCGCGGGCTGGAGACGATCGAGCTGTGCGGGTTCTGGCTCGCCGTCGAGCGGGCGCTCGCCAACAAGGAAGGCCGGGAGCCTCGCGATCGCGTCGAACGAGCGATCCGTGAGCGGAAGGCGCACCTCGAAGAGCACGGTGACGGTCTCGCGCAGGCCGGGATGACGCCCGCGGAGCGCCGGTCGGCCGCCGCCGAGCGCGACGTCGAGTCCGTTGCGGTCCTCCTGGACGCGGATGGCGAGCCCGTCCCGTGGAGCCGACAGCGCGGTGCGACCGTGGAGGCGAGCCGATGACGACGTACGGCTGCCAGATCTGTGACTTCTCGTCCACAAGCCCGGCCGGGATCTCCTCGCACGGGCGGAAGCACCGGAACGAATTCGAATCGATCGTCGGCCGCCAGCCCGACGACTACGACGAGGTCGTCGCCCTGCTTCGAGATGGAGACACACCCGAGGATTACGACGGCGAGACAGGGGTACCGACCACACTGGAGGAGTACGCCGATGACTGACGCCGCGCTCGGCGACCTCGGCCGTCGCACCCGCGAGCAGCTGGCCGACCTCCCGCCGACGGCCTCACTTGTCTACCTCGAGCTCTACGCCGCCGACGGCCCGCGAACCCTGCGCCAGCTCACCCACCGAACGGCCCGGCCCGAGCGGTCGATCCTCCGCGCGCTTCGGCAGCTCCACGACGAGGACCTCGTCTCGTGCTCGCCGCGTCACACCGATCCACCGTCGTCCGAGTGGAACGTCGACGGGTGACCGACAAAATGGCGGTCGATGGACCACTTAAGCCCTCGGCCAAGCAATGGTCTGGTGACGACGCATCGCCACATGATCCCGAGCCCGCGAGGGCGATGACAGGGTCAGTCCAACAGCCGTGCGCTTCTCCCCGTTCTCCGATGTCCACTACGCAACAGTCACTCGACGAGTTCGTCAGCCGTCGCGAGGTCGTTCCTGGTCGTGTGTTCGAGCGCTACCTCTGGACCAACCCCGAGGTCTGCTCGGAGTGTTTTGCCCGGGTCCGGACTGAACACGAGCTCACCGTCGACGACTGGGGCAACACCGTCTCCGAGCTCAACCGCTCGGGGTCGGGCATCCAGGGGTACGACAACGTCAACGGCGGCGGCGTGTACCTCCCGCGAACGTTCTGCGAGGAGTGTGGCGGTCGGGGGCGTGCTGACCCCGACCCTGACTCAAAGCTTCAGGCGACGCGTCGGGCGTCGTGTATCGGCGATCGCCTCGAAGAGCAGGACATTGCCGTCGACCGGCCAGCACTCCGCCGGGCGGTTCGGACGCTCAAGTCCAAGCCCGAACTGGTGGGTCTCGACCGGGAGATCTACGAACGCGCCACGAAGATCGCCGTCGGGAGGGCGCAGCGATGAGCGCCTCGCAGTACGGCCGCGTGGCGTTCGACTTCGCCGGCCGCGAGCTCGAGGGCGACGTGGCGGAGTACCTCGCTGATGGCGACATCTCCGGGCCCGACGGACTGCTGGTCGTCGACGTCGACGGTGGGCGCTACCGGGTCGCGGAATCAGACGCCGAGTCACTGGGGTAGGCCCCGGACGCGGGTTCGACTCCCGCGGGTGGCCTTCCCCGAGGGCGTGATCACTGTCGGCTTTTCGACGTGGTCAGGTCAGCGCCTGAGGGGAGCGTACCGAACCACGAGTGGCCGGCACCTCCTGTGAGGACCGACGATCGTGCGTTCCATTCTCGTCTTCGACTGTCACGAGCAAACTGACAAGTCCGGCCACCTTGCGACGCCACTGGTGTGGTCACGGACGGCCCTATGGGCTCAGGCGAAACCAAAGCCTGAGACGGGCCTCTCCCGTGCCGGGTTCGATTCCCCGGCGTCGCCTTCGAACTGTCTGATTATGGCAACCGATGATCGTAGCTACCCGAGTCGAGGGTACAGCGGGCTCCGGCAGGACGTCCGCCGGTACAACGCCGCCCTCGACGCCCGACTACAGCACCGCTGGGGGATCTCCGTGAAGCTCTGGAAAGTCCTCCGAGCAACGACCGACCTTGTCGCCGTCATGCTCGCCGGCTACGCGATGTGGCTCGGCGCTGATCCCGGTGTCGCGCTGCTCGTCATCGCCGCGGTCGTCGTCGGCGTCGAAGCCGTCGAGGTGATCGTCGCCCAGGGCGAGGAGAGTTCGACGGGGTGACCCTGATCTGTCCGATGCTGTGACACACGCTCGATGTCACTCTCGCCGTCGACGCCGTCTGCGCTCGCCCCCACTTAAAGTATAAACCCGCCTCGAACGCTGTAGAACGCTCTCACACTCATGTCCACCCGCGACCGACGTGTCACGCTCGCTCTGAAGTGGCACTATCTCGACAACCTCGATGTCGACCAGATACGGGAGCGCTTCGAGGAGGAGGGCATCGGCTCGTACGCGGCGTCGACGGTCCGGAAGTACCTCAACGAGGAGCCGAAGGAGGCGGTCATCGAGCAGATCGAGGCGGAACACGCCGACGTCCGCCTCCAGATCGCTGAGCGGGAAGAGCGGATGTTCAAGCGAGCTCGCGAGAGCGAGGCCAAGGCGACCGACGACGAGCCCATCCACCGCACGGTGCCGAAGACCGACACCGTCCCTGCAGACCGGGAGAGCCCGCTGTCGTGGCCGGCGTGGGAGATCGTCGAGCCCGGCGACCCTGACCGCCCCGAGTGGGCCGAGGAGCGCGACGTCGTGATCCGGTTTGACGACGAGCAGCGAACGCAGGTGCGGCCCGGGGAGCGCTACCCAATCCGAGCGATCGACGGGTCGCCGACGTACACGACGGAGATGGTCGGCCTCGAACGTGACGTCGACGACCTCAAACAGCAGGCGATGGCGCGCCAAGAGCAGTCGCAGCACCTTCAGGCGAAGGGCGACGTCCTCGGCGTGTACTCCGAGAAGATCGAGCTGGAGGGCGACCTCGAACACAGCGGTGAGTTCGACGTCTCGATCACTCACCACCGCGTTACAGAGGAGGACACCGATGTCGATAACGAGTGAGGGCGTCGCGGTCGACACGACGGGCGGCACCCTCGATCTCGACTGGGGGTTCTGGGACGCCCAGCTGGACGCGATCGCGGCGCTGGAGTCGGGCGAGTACGACGTCGTCAACTTCCGCGGCGGGTACGGCTCCGGGAAGACGATCCTCGGCTCGCGGTGGATCATGGAGAAGGCGACGGAAGTCGCCGGCTCCGACAACCTGATCATCGCCCCCGACTCCAAGAAGGGCGGTCCGACGACGTACAAGGTCTTCTTCGAAGAGCTCCCGGGCGACAACACCGTCCCTGATGAGGGTGGCGACCCCGAGAACTCGCCGTTCGTCGCCGAGTACAACCGCAACGAACGTCGGATCACGTGGTTCAACGGCTCCGTAGTCCGACTCGGGAGTGCCGACGTCTGGAATCGGTACGCCGGCGGGGAGTTCAACGCCATCTGGTGCGACGAGGTCGCCCACTACGAACACACCAACATCTTCGACCTCAACCGGATGCTGCTCTCGCGGCAGCGCACTCGCGACGGGCCGAACGTCACCCTCTGGACGTCGACCGGGAACGGCTACAACCAGTACCACGAGTTCGTCGAGCTCCAGGAGACGCCGGACGGTGACGACCTCCCGACTCGCCTGATCAACGTCGTCGCTGACTCGCGGAACAACCCGTTTCTCCCGGAGAAGGAGAAGCTGGTCCGCCAGTTCGAGGGGACAGCCAAAGAGGATCAGGGGCTCGCCGGAGGCTTCGCGGCTGCCGAGGGACTCGTCTACTCGGGGTTTTCTCGTCCGACGCACGTTCGAGAGCGAGAGGATGTCGACCTCCGAAGCAACTGGCGGCTCTACGGGTACGACTACGGGTTCAAAGACCCCCGTGTCCTGCTTGAGATCGGCAAGACGCCGGCGGGCCAGTACGTCGTCCTCGACTTATACTACGAGAGCCAGCAGCCCGTCGAGAACCTCATCGACCCGAGTGACGGCTCTGGGTGGATGCTCCGGGAGGAGAAGCCGGCAGGCGAGCTCTACTCCGATCACGAGCCCGAGCACATCCACAAGTTCCGTGACGCCGGCTACGACGCCCATGCTGCGACAAAGGACCTCGATGAAGGTATCGACGAGGTTCGGAGCGTCCTCGACACCGACGTCGACGGCCGTCCGGGACTCCTCGTCCTCGAAGATTGTACGGAGCTGATCAAGGAGTTCCAGAGCTACAAGGAGGAGGACGTCGGAACGAGCCGGGCGACAGACCACGGGCTCGACGCGCTCCGGTACGCCATCATGGGCGACCGGTACGTCGAGGAGGACGACGGCAACAGCGGTTCGGGGACCTGGTGATCCACATGAGTGACACAGACGACATCGAGAGTACCGACGCCGGCGTCGAGGGCGATCGCGCCACTGAGGCGACGGGCGACGCCCACACAGAGGCGCAGGCCAGAGAGGACGAGCTTTTCGCCGCGGCGCAGGTCGACATGGCGATGCGGCAGGTCCTCCAGAACCAGCTGGGCGAGAACATCGACGCCGAGGGGATCAACGACTACTACGACGTCTTCGACTGGGACCCGAACCCGACGGCGACCGACTTCTACGCGATGGCGCTGCGGAACCCGTACGCGTTCGCGGTGACGTTCCTCCCGCCGATGACGTCGTGGCGCGACCCACCACGGGTCGTCGACGACACCGAGAGCGACGACGCCCAGACCTCCTTCGAAGAGGACGTCGAGGATCTCGTCCGCGAACACGACCTGTGGAGCTACGCCGCCCGGGCGGACATGCTCGCCGGCATCGGGACGTTCGGGATCCTCGTGCTGGAGTTCGACGACGTCGACCAGGGGGCGGTCGGCGACGGCGAGGAAGGCAAGGGCTTCGATACCGAGGTCGACAACCCGCAGCAGCTTCAGGGACTCCGCCCCTACTCGCGTGAGTCTGTCGAGGACGTCAAGCTCGGGGGTCCGGGGTCCGGCCGCTGGGGCCAGCCGGTCAAGTACCAGATCGACCTCGGCGACGAGAACGATGAGGAGTTCGGGATCGAGCAGGAGGGTCCGGACACGATGTGGATCCATCACTCGCGGGTCATCCACATCCACTCGGACCAGCTGCTCGACGACGAGATCCGCGGCATCCCGCGCCAGCAGCCGGTGTACAACAACCTCGTCGACATCGAGAAGACGCTGGGGAGTGCTGGCACGCTGGCGTATCGGGCGTCAGCGTGGGGGATCAACATCAACATCTCCCCGGATTTCGACATCGAGGACAACGGCGAGCAGATGCGGGAGCACCTCGCCCGGTGGCAGTCTGGCCTTGAGAACGTCCTCCGGACACACGGTGCCGACGACGTCCAGAGCCTCGGCGGCGAGGATATCGACCCCGGCCCGGTGATCGACCCGAACGTCGAGGCGATCTCTGCGCAGACGGGGATCCCCCAAAGCGTCCTGAAGGGCAACGAGACGGGCGAGCGCTCGACCACGCAGGACCTCAAGGAGTGGTACGGGAAGATTGGCGAGCGCCGCCGGGAGTTCGTGACGCCGACGATCGTCCGGGCGCTGCTCGGCCGGCTCATCGAGTACGACATCCTCTCGGCACCGTCGAACGGACCAGACTCGTACTCGGTGGAGTGGACGCCGCTCCACGAGCTGAGCCAGAAGGATCAGGCCGACATCCAGCACACCCGGGCGCAGGCACTCAACGAGTGGACCGGCGGGATGCCCGAGGCGATGCTCACCCGCCAGCAACAGGGCGACTACATCGAGGACGGCGTCCTTCCGAGCGAGTTCGACGAGGTCCCCGACGATGCTGCCGCCCTTGAAGAGGCGTCCGCCGCGGCCGACGGCGCTCGCGACGTCGAGGAGATGACCGCGGAGTACGACGCAGGCGACCAAGCCGTCGCCGACGGCGGTGAGGAGGTGGACGATGAGTAGCACCCACGACCACGCTCACCAGCTGACGGCCGCGGAGTACGCGCTCGACGAGCCGGGCCGGGTCGACCCCACGAGTACGACGTCGATCCAGCGCTCGCTCGCTCGGTACCTCCGGGGACGTGTCGGGACGCTCAACGCGGACGTCCGCCAGCTGCTCGTCGAGGAGGATGCGCTCGGTCTCGGCGACGGTGTCGGCGGCCGGTGGGCGGACCTCTCGGCTGCGGAGACGGCCCGGCGGTTCGACGACTGGATCCAGCAGGCGATCCAGACGGAGGTCCTCGACCCGATCGAGGCGCGGAAGGTCCGCGACTGGTTCGAGCGGGCGAGTCGGCAGGCCATCCGCACCGCCAACGGCGAGCTCCGGTCGTTCGACGCCGACCCCGACCCCGTCGACGACGTCATCCAGCAGGACGCTGTCCAAGAGCAGATCGACCTCCAGCAGGAGGACACCCGGCAGCGCGTCGAGTCGTGGATGGACGACTACGCGACCGACACGCGGTCGCTCGTGACGGCCGGCGTCGGCGGCGAGGTCTCGAAGTCGCGGCTGATGGCTGATATCTCCGAGCGGGCGCAGGTGTACAAGTCGCAGGTCACGTCGACGGCGAGCGGCCGGGTCGTCAACCAGTACTCGACGACGAAGCTCACTGCCTACGACCGCGTTCGGGGCGATGTCGAACTCGACGTCGACGTCTCCTACGAGGACGCCGGCGACGACCGCGTCTGCGAGCGCTGCCTCGCGCTCTCCGGCCAGTCCTGGACACTGGAGCGGGCCCAGCAGGAGGACCCGATCCCGGTCCACGGACACTGCCGGTGCCAGTTCGTGGTGACCGACGTCCAGGAGGTGTCCTGATGTCAATTAAAGGTGCTTCCAAAACTTGTGGGTCAGTCCACAACCCCAACACGTCGCTAGGAATCGATCTCCGGCGTCTTCCACTGAACTCCATTCGAGCCCCCCGCAGTTCGGACATTCGATTTCTGCCATACCCTCAACTCAATAACCGTCTGACATAGGCTTTCTGTCAATCCGGCCGATGACCCCCGTTCGAATCCACGCGAGTGCGTGAGGGGCGAGGATCTGGGCGACTGACTTCTTCAACATGACATGAACAACCACAACCAAGACCTGCGGGTGTCGGCGCGATCGTGCCGCCTCACCGCAGCCGCAGACGGCGACGAGGACGGCCCGCCGTGGCGCTTCGGCGGGATCGCCGTCGCCGCCGGCGACATCCTCCACAACCGGCAGGGCGAGCGCGTCCTCTTCACCGCGGAGGAGCTGAAGGCCGCCGCCGAGTCGCAGGCTGGCGAACCGCTCACGAAGGACCACCCTGAGGACGACCACGGGCGGCCGAAGTACCCGCCGGACGTCGACGAGTCGATCGGGAAGGTATCGAAGGCCGGCTGGGTCGACGAACGCGAGGGTGTCGGCTACGAGGCCAGCACGCACGACGAGACGGTCGCCTCTGGCGTTCAGGCAGGGAGTTACGAGGTGTCCGTCCATCCGTTCTTCGACACTGAGCCGTACGATGGCCCGGAGGCCGACCTGAAGGCCGTCGACATCACGTTCGGCGACCTCTCGGTCGTCTCGAAGGGTGACTCGCCGAGCAACACCGCTCAGTGGGGGCCCAATCAGGCGCTCGCGGCCTGGACGGAGACGGCGGACATCAGCTCGGAACTGACCGCCGCCGACGTCGACGAGGATGACGACACCCGGTCGCTCATCCGCCGGCTGGCTGAGCGTGTTGGCATCGCCGACTCGCAGGACCGGCGCGGTGGCGTCTTCTTCCCCGACCAGACGAGCGATGGCGAGTCGGTCGGGATCGCGGACGCGAGCTTCGACGACGCGCCGTGGCTGATCAGCATTCACGCGCCGGGTGAGGAGTACGCCGACGTCGGCGACGGCCTCGGGCCCGAGCTCGGGATGAGCGAGCCATATGATCCCGGCGAGTACCCGTCCGAGCCGCGGATCAGCCTCGACGAGCCGGTCGAGGAGGACCAGACGCTGTTCGCACTCTTGCGGTACCACGCGGACGGCGAGGTTTCCGAGCCCATCCCTCGGAGCGACGGCGGCTACTACCTCGACTCCGCGTTCGTCGCAGCCGCGCCCGAGGGCGTGATGGACGTCGACGGTGGGCAGGCGACGGCAGGCGCAGCGGACGGTGACGAGCCGGCGGAATCCGGCAGCGGCGCGGACACTGACACTCAAATGGGAGACACCGACGGCGGCACGAACGACGGACCGAGCGACCCTGACGGCGGCGACGTCGACGGGGACGACAACAAGACGCTGGGCGAGATGACGCCCGACGAGGCGGCCGACGAGCTCGGCGACGCGCTGCGAGAGCAGGGCTTCGTCACCGAGGACGACGCCGACCAGCTGGTCAACGAGGCCGGCGCTCAGGCCGAGAAAGAGCAGAAGGTCGACCAGATCGTCGCGAAGAGCGATGACTACGACGAGGAGGACCGCGAGGACCTCATGGCGTCGGCAGACACGCTCATCGACAAGGAGTTCAAGCGCGTTCGCGGCGAGGCGGCGGCGAACCTACCGGGCAACGCCGGCGCGGCCGGGACGCTGACCGCGGGTGGAGACAGCCCCGTCGACGAGTACGGGACTGGGGTGAAGGAGGACTAACCGATGATCGACGAACACCAGAGCGTGCTGGCGCAGACGCACAACGAGAACAGCTACCTCGAAGGCGCGGCTGACTCGGGGCTCGACCCCGGGACGGGTGCGGTCGCCTACAAGGACGCCGACGGAAACTGGCAGATCCGACAGGCCACCGCCGACGAGGACACCAAGCGCGTCGTTCGCGAACAGCGGAACACGCCCCGCGGCGGGATGACCGTGACGGACACGGGCGAGAGCGCACTCGACCAGTCCTACAACGCTGGCGACAACGCTGAGACGGTCGGATTCCACCGCTACGACCGCGCCCGACTCCGTGTCTCGCCGAACGCGACCGCGGATCCGACCGATGCCGAGGTCGGCTGGGACGCGAACGGCCTGATCACTGACGACATCGACGGTGCCGGCACGGACCCGACGAGTCCGGTCGGCCGTGGCATCGAGCTGATCGAGCGGACTGACGCAGACGACCTTCTGGTCGTGGAGTTCTACTGAACATGAGTACGCACAACGTTTCGGGCCCCTCTGTTTCAGGGCCCAAGGAGTTCGAGTCGAACATCCCGCTGACCGCCCAGGCTGCCCTCTTCAACCCGCGACCCGACGTCCGGGAGCAGGCGCTCGCGCAGCTGCGCGCGAAGTCTGCGTTCGACCCGGAGATGTGGGGACAGCTCGACGAGGCGACCGGCGTCGCGTCGACCGACGACACCAGCACGCTTCAGGAGCTGACCGCGGACTCGACGCTCGTCGTCGACTCGTGGGAGCAGATCACCGACATGGTGCTCGACAGCCAGTTCGTCGAGTCCACGATCGTCGACCAGCTCATCGCGGCCGGGTTCGGCGTCTCCTCGTCGCTGTCGCGGTACGCCTACTTCAACCCGATGAGCAACACCCGGCTCGAAGCCGAGACGGGGATGAACATACGGACCCAGTCCGAACAGCAGATGCCCGGCTTCGGGCTCGACGGCGTCCCGCTCCCGCTCCATCAGGTCGAGTACCAGATCGACGCTCGGGAGTACCAGAACGCGCAGGCGTTCGGCGAGGACTTCGATGACTCCGTCGGGACCGAAGCACGCCGCGCGCTCAACCGCTCGGAAGCGAACATGCTCTGGGACGGCTGGGGCGGCGACATCGAGACGCAGCGCGGGCTCGTCTCCGTGACCGGGCTCGACAGCGACGCCGAGCCCATCCTTCAGGCGTCCGGCTCTGGCGGGTGGATCGCCGACCCGAACAACATTCTGGAGGACTTCAAGGAGCTCCACGACACGGTGGAGGACCAGACCGACGTCGTCGACGAGGACGACGTCCCGCTGGTCTCGGAGATCGGTGGCTGGGTGCTCGTCCCGCGTGCGATGTGGGGCGAGTACGACCGCGAGGACTACGAGACGTCCGCGACCGACGAACCGGTCGCCGAGCGGATCGACCGGAAGTACGACTACCTGAACGTCGTCCCCGCGCCGCGGCTGGACAGCGACTCGCTGATCCTGCTGCTGAACGACCCGCGGTACTTCCAGATCGTCAACGCGCAGGGCGTCACGAACACCACTTGGGAGTCCGACGGCGGGGCCGCGCTCAACGCGCGGCTCCTCTCCAGCCGGACGCCGTTCGTCCGCCAGCAGCCGGACGGCATCTCGGGAATTGCCAGAATGACGGGGATCGACGCCTGAACGCCATGAGCGACGACACCATCCGTGTTCGCGTCGACCGAGGCGACTACCGCCACGAGCGCGAGCACTACACGCGCGGCGACGAACTCGACGTCGCGCCCAAGGTGCTGGAGCAGCACCCGAACTCGCTCACTCGCGTTGAGGATCCCGACGAGTCGAGCGACGACCAGAGCAACGCTGACGACGCCGGCGACGAGGTCGTGGTCGACCCGGACCCGTCGGAACTGACCGTCGACGAGCTTGGAGACCGGATCGCCGATGTCGACGACGTCGAGCTTCTCGGCGCGATCAAGGACGCCGAGGAAGCGGGCAAGAACCGGGAGACGGCCACGGACGCCCTCGAAGACCGTATCGCGGAGCTGGAGGGGTAGGCCATGACCGACTACCGGAGCAGCGTCGACGACGTCCGGGCCGAGCTGGAGCGGACGGACTTCCCGACCGCCCAACTGTCGGACGGCCAGATCGAGACGGTCGGCCTCGACCCGGCTGCCCTGGTCGTCACCGAGGACCTCGCTGATACGGGCCAGTCCGACGACCGGCTGGCGCTTATCGAGCGCTATCTCGCTGGTCACAACATCCTCTCATCGGGGATCGACGACCTCCGGCAGACCACACGAGAGAGCACGGACCGCGAGTCGAAAACCTACGCTGGTGACTTCGGTGAGGCACTCCGGTCGACGACGCTCGGCCAGAAGGCGATCTCGATGGATGAGTCCGGAACGCTCGCGAACGCTGCGAAGCCGACGGCGTCGATCGCCGTGCCGGACACGTCCGGAGGGCACTGACCATGGCGGACCGACCAGCCATCTACCGCGTGACCCGGACGTGTCGCTACGGTGGCGGCGAGCTTCGCGATGCGGGCGAGCTCTGGATCGACCCGCCGGCCGGCGCTGTCGACGGCCTCGGTCGCCACCTGAAGCGCCTCGACGAGGACGGCCGCCTCCCTCGTGACGAGCTCGGGACGATGCAGTACCAGGCGCTCCAGCAGCTGGCCGCTGCCGGCGACGTCGACGAGGTCAACGGGAACAGCGAGGCCCAGGCGATCGTCGACGCGTACGCCATCGACACAGACGACAGCGAGGCCGAGGACTGACCCATGCGCGGCACGCTCACGCACCTCGTCACGGTCGAGCACTACGAGGAGACCGGCGAGACCATCGACGACGGAGCTGGTGGCACGATCCCGGTCAAAGAATGGGTCGCCGTCGTCGACGGCGTCCCCGGTCGGTTTGAGCCGGCTGGACAGGGGTACGTCCGCGAGGACCAGGGCGGCCGCGTCTACTCGACGCCGCGAGTGTTCCTTCCGGCACGCTCCGCCGGCGAGATGGTCGACACCTCGGCCGACGACGAGCCCGCCGATCACGAGTACGAGGTCGCCGTCGACGAGGGCGACGACTGGCGACTCACGATCGCCGGGATCGCCGGAACGTTCGCCGTGACCGACGTCGACGTCCACTACGAGGGACCGGAGCGACCGAGTCACGTCGTCATCGAGGTTGAGAAGATTGACCCGGAGGACAGCTGATGGACGCCGACTTCGAGTGGAAGCGCGGCTCCGACCCGCCCGTGATGCAGGAGACGCTGGGCGAGTTCCTCGACGCGCTCGCTAACGAGCTCGAAGATGCGATCGACCGCCTGATGGAGGACGTCCTCCAGACGGTTCAGCGCCTCGTCAACGTCGACACTGGCCAGCTCCGCGAGTCCTACGAGACTGAGGTCCGTGAGGCGATGGAGTCCGCGTTCGGACTTGTCATCGAGGGGATCGTCGAGTCGGATGTCGAGTACGCCCCCTTCCAAGAATTCCTTGAAACCGGGAAGCCACACGTCGCGCCCGCTATCGAGGAGCATCGCGACGCCCTCGAAAAGCAGGGAACGGAGGCGTGGAACAACGCGGTCAAGGAGGTCACATGACACGAAACGTCGGGAGCGGACAACTCCGGAACGCGATCCTCGCGGATCTCCGGAGCTACCAACCGCTGCTCGACGCGCTCGACACCGCGAACCTCGACGGTGTCGACGGTCCGGATGACCCGTCGGCGCAGGTCTACAGCCAGCAGACGATCCAAGACACCGACTTTCCGGTGGGTGTCGCCATCGGGTTGATGCGCGCCGGTGACGGCTCGTCGACGTCCTCGTCGACGAGTGCGACGTTCCTCGTTCAGGCGACCGTCGTTGCCCGGCTCGGGTGGCGACAGGCTGTCGATCGGACACCCGAGCTCGGCCTGTCGGAGTCCTACATGGACAACCTGTTGAGCCGTGTCGGTGCCCGCGCGAATATCGCGTTCGGCGTCCCGTACTTGGAACCGAACGGCAGCGTCGGCGGCTCCGAGATGATCGAAGCCGACGACGGTGGCCAGTGGTCGCTTCCGGCGCGGTGGAGAGTCACCCGCCGCGTTGTCGGCGACGACGGCCCGCGAGCATAGCCCGCTAACTATACGCGATTTACAACCAATCATGGCCGCACCAGACAACTACGACGCAACTGAAACGCTCTCCGGGGCCTGGACCGACATCTCTGTCGTTCAGGATCCCGGAACCGCAGAAGAAACCGAGACGTTCCTCACGCGAACGGCTGGCGAGATCTCCATCTCGCCGAACACCAACCAGTGGGAGTCCGAGCCGAACGCCTCCCGCCACCGAGAGTCCGGCACTGAACACGTCGACTACACGATCGAGGTGCCGCTCGATCACGACGCCGAGAGCGACCTCGAAGAGGCCGGTGTCGTCGACGCCGACACGAAAGAGCGGATCTTCAACGAAGTCCACGACGCTGTCCGCATCTACGTGTTCAAGGAGCGCGAAGACGCTGACGGCGAAGAGGTCATCCAGCGTGAAGCTGCCCGCACCCGGATCGAAGAGACCGAGGAATCGTTCGCGAGCGGTGATCCCGCGAACGCCACCATCACGATGCGCGTGATGGGCAAGATCAAACACGAGTTCACGACGCAGTGACCATGTCCGGAGCAAAACCCCGCGGCTCGACGGACCACTTCGATCGCTTCGACAACGCCGAGGAGGCGAAAGAGTTCGTCGACAAGCGCGAGGAGACGAAACGCGAGCAGCGCAAAGAGGCGGTCGAGGTGTACGGTGCCGCCGCCGAGCTGTTCGAGCAGCGCGTCCTCGACACGGTCGCGATCGAGCGCCACGGGACGGAGATCGAGTTCTACCGACCCGTCGACGCCACGGATGCGGACCTCTCGGCGATCGCAGAGAATCGACCTGAGCTCGCCGACCGCCTCAAGCGCGGGAGCGAACACATCACGGCGTTCGAGGAGGCGCAGCGACAGGCGCTTCAGGTCATCGGCAGCGCCGGCGACGAGGGCGTCTCCGCCGAGGACCTCGAACAGCTCCACGGCGACGCCATGGAGGGAACCGAGACGATCCGGAAGGCGCTCTCGTGTTTCGCCGTCGACGACTCGTTCCGCGACCCCGACATCTGGAAGACGATCTTCCAGAGCGAGGACACCGTCCGTGAGCTGTTCGAGGATTTTTTCAGCGAAGGGGATCGGGAAAAGCTGGAAGCGAGGCGCGACGTGTTGCAGAACATGGTTGGGGCCGGCGACTCGACGAGCTGAAAGTCCTCTGGGACATCGGCCCGCGGGAGTTCTACGCGATGCCCAGCTGGGAGCAGGAGTTCTGGCTCGCCCGCCTCCAGGACCGTCGTGAGAACCCCGGCCAGACGATCGACGAGCGGAGACACACCTCAGCTGGGCTGTAGGCCCCACCCGAAAAATGGTCGCAGAGCGGTTACTTGTCGCGCGAGTCGCCGACGTGCCGAGTGTTCAGGATGTCGATGACTCGGAAGATGAGCGCGGCCTCTTGGGTCGCACAGTCGGAGGCGACCGCGAGCCGGCCACGGGCAAGGATCTCATCATGATCGCGCTTTCCGTGGAGTTCGACGTTACGGGCGTCGACGCCATAGACGCCGACGATACCCCACGCATCGATGCTTTGGTGCCGATCGACATGAACCACGACCTCATAACCTTCCCGCAGCGTCTCACCGGTCGCCGAGCAGGTGAGCGTACACGAGCCGCCGTAGGTGAGCGACTCGCCGTTGAGGATCTGCTCGGGCGTCGCCTTGAACGTCGTCATGCGCCACCTCGCTGCTCGCGGAACGCCTCGCAGTCGTGGGCGTCGATCCGCTCTGGGAGGCCAACCGCACCACACACCATGCACTCGCGGAGTTGTGGGCCGACGCTACTCATCGGCCGTTGTGAAAGCGGTTGTTCGCGTACGGGGCGGCCTCGGCGATCGCGTCGCCGAGCGGGTTCGGCTCGGTCGCCGTCGTGTCGCCGTCGATACTACTGCCGTCGTTGCCCGAGTCTTCAAGTCGGGCGGGTGTCTGAGTCGACATGGGAATCTCGTTACCCCGAGAACCCCAAGGTCGGTGTACTAGCACCGGCCGATCCTACATCGGCGAGCCGCGGCGTTCTCAACTATACATTATAGACGCAACCACTTATAGGTTGCTACTATAGTGCGAACGTATATAGTATAAACGCAACACTTTAGCAAGTGGAGTACACAAGATATTGTATGGCCGCAACCTCAACTGAGAGCATGGCCGACCGCCGTGCACTCTTGACCGAACGGGAACGCGAGATCGTCGCCGGCGACGCCGATGTCTCCGACAGCTACCGATACCAGACCATCAGTCGTGTCCGAAAGCGCTTCGATCAGCTTGACGACGATCTCGACGCGCTCGAAGCTCACGGCGATCTGATCGACGAACTCCGCGAGGTGGTGTGCGATGGCGGCGACTGAAGGCGATAGCACCCACGGGTGCCCATCCTGCGACCGCAGTTTCGGCAGCGAGAAGGGGCTGAATATCCACCACGCCAAAGCACATGGAGAGAGCCTTGTCGCAAGCGAGGAGGTGTGCCACTCTTGTGGTGAGACGTTCGTGGATCGGCGGAATCGCGGGCGCGATAGTGACCGACGGTTCTGTTCTCAAGAGTGTCGCGCCGAGTGGCTCGAATCTAGAACTGGCGAGGATCACCCCAATTGGGCTGGGCGTGTTCACACCACTTGTGCGCACTGTGGTGCGAGTCTCGGCCGTCCTCCATGGCAGGCAGAACGGTCTGCGCGAGCCTTTTGCGATCCTAGCTGTTTCGGAGCGTGGCGATCCAAAAACCGCTCTGGCCCGGACTCGCCCCGCTACAACACTGTCGCCGTTGACTGCGAATGGTGTGGGGCGAGTGTGTTCAAACCACTATCCCGACTCGACGGCCGGCGGCACTTCTGCGATATTCACTGCCACGGAGAGTGGTTATCGGAGAACAAGACAGGTGAGAACAGCGCGAACTGGCAAGGGGGTCATGACCGATACTACGGACCCAACTGGGACGAGCAACGCCGGAAGGTGAGAGAACGTGACGGTTATGAGTGCCAGTCTTGTCGGATGTCGAACGGCGAACATCACGATGAATGGGGTGAGGATCTCCATGTCCACCATATCACGCGATTCGGGGCGTTCGATTCTTATCAAAAAGCGAACCGGCTTGAGAATCTCGTCACTCTCTGCCGATCCTGCCATCTCGGGAAGTGGGAGGGGATCCCACTCCGCCCTGACACCCGATCGACGGCCGACTGACGACGACGCCGATGACCCGCTGTGGCGAGGAAAATGGGCAGGGTGTCTGATGCTCACACCGACGACGTAGCCGGCCGCGGGTAAAGGGGTCTGGGTGGCCGAGGGGGAGGGCGATGACGTAATCATAATAGCCTAAGTGAAAATGAAGCTCCCAATAATAACGGTTCTTAGGGCCTCTATCCGGTGTTTACTATAACCGCCGGATTTATTTATCACGCCACCTGTACTACAGGTGTAGGAGTCCACCCCACCCATCGGACCCTACACCCACAACGCCACCAAGCGGGAGTCACCATAGACCACCTAAGTCGTGTATCCGGTTGCGCGGTATTGGCTACAATACTGCGCTGAAAAGCGGATACATGGGGCTGGGAACAAGCTAACCATGGGCTCTCGCTTTCTGCGGACAACAAGAAATTGCCACAGAGGGCGGTAGACTCGTAGTGCCTATTAGCCACTACGTCCCTACGCGTTAACGTAGGCATATGCTCCCAGAGCTAGGGTGGCGTATGCCAGTGCCCAGAGTGGAAGCCCATAGACCAGAGCACCGAAAGAGGCTATTACACCCGCAGTCGGAGCTGGTACTTCAAGCAAGCTAACCATGGCTTGAGTGCGGTTTTTATTCACCGCTGACAAACGCTACCGGATACTGACCCATAAGCATCTCGGGGGTGCGGTGGAAGTGAAACCCACCAGCAAATTGGGAACCGCACGGCGTGGGCGTGTCTACTCGCCGCGCTGATCGTACCAAACACCGATTCCAACGAGAGGCGCGGCCAATAGGAACAACCCTCCGAGAGCCATCACGAGCGCCCCGGCCGGCCAGAAGACGAGGCTCGCGAGGAAGCCGAAGAACAAGAATGCAAAGCCAGCAATCAGCCCGACTATTGTAGTCATCACGGCCCCCATCTCTTCCGGATCGAAGTCGCTCATACAGGATAGTCGATCAGCAGTGAAATAAACTTAGTGACAACACAATGGCAATAGCAGACACACTCAGAGGCATAATCACGGCTGACGCGAGCGGTGTTGAAGAGGCCGTCAGTACCGCTGATCAGGAGCTAGACACTCTCGCTGGCCGGGCTCAGTCAACCGGGAAATCGATGCAAAGAGCAGGAGCAGCGATGACTGCCGGTATCACCGCGCCATTAGCCGCGCTCGGTGGGATGGCACTTCGGCAAGCCGGTTCGTTCGAAAAATCGATGGATCGATCGATGTCAGTAATGGATTCCGTCTCCCAGTCCATGGAAGAAGACCTCCGCGACACCGCCCGCGAAGTCGCCCGCGAGACGCAGGTGAGCGCGACACAGGCCGCAGACGCGCTGTATTATCTCTCTTCATCAGGGATGGATGCTGCCGAGTCGATGGAAGCGATGCCGACAGTTGCGGAGTTCTCAGAGGCGGCTGGTGACGCCCTTTCCATGGCTGATGCGGCAGACATCGCCACCAACGCAGCGAGCGCCTTCGGGTACGAGGCGAGCGAACTCTCCGAGGTCACAGACACGCTGGCAGGCGTCACAAAGAACCACAATCAGACTGTTTCTGACATGTCGTCGGCGATGAGTCAGGTCGCACCAGTAGCATCCAGCCTCGGACTGTCGATCGAAGAGACGGCGACGGCGATCGGGATGTTGGGCGATCAGGGGATCAGCGCGGAAAAGAGTGGCACGGCGCTCCGAAACGTACTGTCGCAACTGTCAGATTCGTCAAGTACAGCCTCTCAAGATCTCGAATCGATGGGAGTCGCCGTCCGCGACGGCGAGGGGGACCTACTCTCGTTCTCGCAGATTCTTACGAATATGGAAGAAGCAGGTGTGGAAGCTAGCGAGGCGACGAAGTTATTCGGACAAGAGGCTGGGCCGGCGATGGCTGCGCTCCTCTCAGAAGGAGGGGCCGCCCTCGACAAAAATACAGGCAAGATCAAAGAGATGGAGGGCGCCTCCGGCGACCTCGCAGAGGAACAACGCGGCGGGCTCAACGCCCAACTCGGGATCCTCCGAGATAACGTCGCCGACCTCGGGATCGAATTTGGATCGGTGTTACTCCCGGCTGTTACAACTGCGACCGGAGTGGTTAGCAAAGCCACGGATCGGTTCCGTGGACTCGACGACTCACAAAAGCGAATTGTTGTGAGTTTACTTGGGATCGCAGCCGCGATCGGCCCGGTAATCGCTGGGCTTGGAACGATCGGTGTGGTCGCGCCTGCTGTATCGGGCGGAATTGCGACTTTAAGCGGGGCCGCAACAGGTGCCGCAGGGGCGTTCGGTACGATGTGGACAGCACTGCTCGGTCCTGTTGGTGTGGTCATTGCAGCTATCGCCGGCCTCATCGCTATCGGGGCAGGCCTCCGATACGCGTGGAACAATAATATACACGGAATCCGCGACACCACAGAGGCAGCGTTCCAGCGCGTCAAAAACTGGTTCACGTCGGCGCCGGCGTGGATGCTCGCTCTTCTCGGACCGGTCGGCCAGCTCTATCTCGCCTACCGTGAGAATCTGTTCGGAGTGAGAGACATCGTCGACAACGTCTTCGACTTCATTGGATCGAAGATCGGGTGGCTTATCGACCGGATCCAGTCGCTCCCAGGGATCAACTTCGGCGACGATGACGTCGACGTGGACGAGACTGCGGTTGAAGAGGAAGGTGCAGCAGCCGGTGAAACGTATTCTGACTCCTTCGAGGCGAGTGCCCAACCAGACTCCGCGGCCATGATGCTTGCGGGTGTCGGCGCCGACACGAGTGAGGCGATCAAAGGCGAGATGACGCCCGAGATCCGGCAGGCGCTCGAAGACGGCGTCGACGGATACGTCTCCGACCCGGACGAGATCGAGGACGCACCGACCGAGATCAACGAGGATCTCTACAACGCTGTCGTAGAGGACCACGGAGGGTCCGCCGAGAACCTCGGTGTCTCAGAATCGGAGTTCCAGCTGCTCATGCGCCGGTACGAAAGCGGCTCGGGAGCGAGCAGCTCGACGCCGTCGGTGGACCTGCTCTCCAGCGGTGACGGTCCTACTGGAGTAGCTGGATCCGGGGGCATGACGCCTGACGAGCTGAAGACCGCACTCCGGGATGTCCTCGACGGACTTCGGCTGGAGACGCGACTCGAAACTGACCAGCGCGGCCTCGAACAGTTCATCGAAGACATCGCCGACGCCCAGATCGCCGACGCCGGCGGCGGGCGGCCGTGACCATGGATATCTACGGACAACACCTTCCAGACCAGACTGTTGAGATCAGCCCGCGGACGGGCGGGCACGAAACAACGAGCGCAGCTGTACTGAATGGCCCGACGCTCGTCGAATCAACCGGCGTCGGGACGCTCTCGTTCGACATCGACGTTCGGCTCGATGGCGATCGCCGGGCGACACGCCGAGCGGCAGCCCTCGAAGAGCTCGGAAACAATCCCGTGTTCGGTGTGCTGCCCGTGAGCGGGAGTACACACGTCGGTATCGACGGCTACTACGTGGCCGGATCGACGCGTCGGAATCCGGCACTCGCCGAGCCGCGCCTCGATGACCCGGCCGCGAGCGATGTGACCGAGGGGGTACGGTTCGGGCTGGAGCGTGCCGGCTCGCGAAAGACGCACGTCGTGGGTGTCGAGACCTCCGTCTCCCAACCCGAGCCGGGTCACGAGTTCGGCAACGACACCGACGCGATCGTCGGCCTCCCTGCCGCGGCCCGACGGGTCCGGCTCGTCGACTCAACGTCCGAACCAACTGTTCGCGAGCGCCCGACGCCCATCGCGACGGTCGAGGCCGAACACGGCGCTATCGATCTGTTCGACGCGTCGAGCGAGACCGTCGACGATCCGGTCTACCTCTACGATCTGGAGTACGACCTCCAGGGCGACGTCGACGTCGGCGTCTGGGACACCTACGGGCACGACTCGATCCTCGACGCGGACGACGTCGTCAGCTGGGCGCGCGTGTTCGACACGGCTCACGAGTTCGGCGAGGGCGAGCTCGTCATCGAGAACGGGCTGCTCCGCCTGACGATCGACGAGCCGACCAACGCCGACGAGACGGCCGCCCTCAAAGCCGAGACGTACGACCCGAGCGCGGCCGGCGGCGACGGCGCGTGGACCACGATCGCGCTCCCGGAGTACGACGCCGACCTGGACACGGACTGGCAGCCGGCCGACGTCGACCTCACGCACATCGGGCCGGCGCAGGTCGCCGCGCAGGTGCAGTTCGAGGCCGTCGCCGGCGTCGACGAGGGCGAGGTGTACGTCGTCGACATCGAGCTGGAGCGTGGGGGGGAGGTGGTGGAGGTGTGGCGGACCGATGTATCGGACGCGATCCCGGTGGACCTTGTCAGTCTGTTAGAGCCGATCGCCTCAACGAGTGTTGCGGATAGTGGCGTTGAGCAGGGTCTTGTGGCGCGTGAGGAGGTGCGTGAATAATGGTCGAAGGTACATACGGCGATGGCGACACCATCGACGTATCGGATTACGTCGAGGTAAACGTCCTACTGACTGCCCAAGCGGGTGAAGACGGCGGGAACGGTAGCACTGGAAATACTGACCTTGAAGAGACGGGATATGGCGGTGACGGCGGGGATGGGGCGGTCTTAGACGCGACTCTTGATGTCGACGGCCTAACCCAGATTGAGGTTAACGCCTATCAATTCTCCCACGGTGACGGCGGGGACGGAGGAACAGATAACGACATTGGTGTATATGGCGGCGACGGCGGCGACGGGGGAAATGTCATTTACATTGAAGACGGCAACGGGACTGGCCTTTTGGGCGCAGGCGGAGGTGGCGGTGGAGGTGGAGGCGGCGCAGCAGCCAATGAAGACATCACTTGGAGGGCGTCCGCTGGCGGTGGAGGCGGCGGAGGAGCAGCATCCGGGAGTAGAGGGATTAACGGCGAGACATCCGGCACGGGCGACGAAGGCGAAAACGGCGATAGTGGTAGTTTTAGCGGCGTCGCCCCGGGCGGAGACGGTGGGGATGGAGGCGACGCAGACGCAGACGGCGTTGCTAAGACAGTTTCCGCCGGGGACGGAACGGATGGAACCGATGGCGGAGTTGCGACGCCGAGCAGTCGCGCGACAGAAAACGCCAGTTACGGTACGTCGTCGAGGTCGGAACCGACGGCAGAAATAACGGACGCAACGCCCGAAGCCGCTCCAGCCCCGAGCGATCTATCGGCGTCCGGCCAAAACGGATACGTATCGTTGGACTGGTCGGTGGCCGGCGCGGAGAACGAATACTACGTGTACCGCGACGACACCCCCGGCGTCTCGAAGTCGTCAACGAGGGTCGGGACGCCCTCGTCGACGGGCTTCAACGACTACGGCACGCTCGACGGGAAGACGTATTACTACGCCGTCGCGTCGGTCACACAGGGAACTGAGAGCGACGGGGTGTCGAACGAAGCGTCCGCCACCACGGACCTCCCAGCGCCGTCGTTTGATACTGTAGACACGGTCACGCCCCGAGAAATAGCGGTCACCGCGTCCCCGGACGACGACAACCCCGGGGGGTCGGTCGAACTAGACTTCGAAGGATCGCAGGTCGATTCATCGAACAGCGACGGATCGGTCTCACACACGGCGACAGGGCTGTTGGACGGCGAAGAATACACGTTCACCGTGACACGGTCGACCCCCGACGCGGGGTCAAAGTCCACGCAGACAACACCCGTCACGGCGCTCCCTACCCCGGACGGCGTGACCGTGGACGCAATCGGTGACACCGGCGTCGATCTCCTATGGAACGATAACTCGAACAACGAGACCGAGTACCAGATCGAGGCGCGAAAAGATAACTCGGGTTCGTTCTCTCAAGCGGGGAGCGCCCCGTCCGACGCAGAGACGGGTGCCGCGACCGGTCTGCTGAACGGCCAGCCGTACGGCGTCCGCGTGGTGGCGGTGACCGACCACGCAGAGTCGGCGAGCGGCATCATCTCCGTTACGACGACGGTTCCAACGCTCGCTCCGGGCCTCGACAACGGTGTCCTCGACGAGGTTCGCGTCAACTTCCCCGGCAGCCTGAACAACGGCGACCGTCGAGCGCAAATACGTCGCAGCGGCGAGTCCTCGTGGGACAATGGTGCCGCCGGCTTCGACGAGACGGTGGTTCCCCACGACGGCGGCGGCGATGCGATCTTTAGCGGGCTGCTGGACGGCGAGGAGTACGAGGTCCGGCTTCGTGGCGAGACGGCGGACGCCACCGGGGCGTGGACGCGCTCGTTGATCGTCACTAGGTTCCCCGGGGCAGCGGATCTGAACGTCGATTCGGTCACTGATACGTCGGTGGGTCTCACGTGGAACGAAAACGCCGACAACGAGGACGGCCAGCTCGTCGTCCGAGAGCAGTACAACACCGCTCGGGGCGATTGGGACAGCGAGCGGGTGATCGGTAATCTCGGGCCGAACGTCGAAACTTACACCGACGACACGGCTCAGCCGGACACTCAGTACCGTTACCGCATCCGGGCCTACACAGAGTACGCAGAGGCAGACTCCGACACCAGAACAGTTAGGACGCCTGCTATTGGCTTCTCCCGAACACGCGTCCCGGCGTCGGGCTGGCACGTCGAGATCGACACGCCTGATGGCGACACACTCCGCCCGACCGTCCTCGAAGGCTCGACACCGAAGCGGTCGCTCAACGACGTCCCACGCGTCGAGGTGGCCGTGCCCGAGGCCGACCGCTGGCTCGACGATGACCTCCAACGCGCGCCGATGCGCGTCTGGAAAGACGGTGACCGCCTCCCGATCGAACGCTTCGAGAAACCCGTTCGCAAGCCCGACCGGATCGTCCTCCACGGGCGCGGCGGGATCAAGCTCGATCGCGACATGGTGCGCGACGTTGGCCCAGTGATCGATGTCGATACTCTCGTCCGGGAGATCCTCGACGACGAGGTGCCCGAGTACGCGAAGACCGTCGACGACCCGAACAACAACCTCCGGGACGACGCCCGCTTCCTCACCGGGAACAATATAATCGGGTTCCTTGACGCGTTCACTGACATCGACGAGCAGTTCGGCAACAACCTCCCGGTGGTTGTCGACACTGACGGGCACACGCGTCTCGCGCAAGTAGCGTGGATGGAGTCTGCGAAGAACGCGACTGATAAGAACGCGTTTCTCGGCGAAGCACCAGAGGACAGCGTCGGGAAATACATGGATAACGAGACGTACAGTCTCCAGTCGGTCGGCGACTACATTGAGTGGTCGTTCGACCCGGACTACTCGGTGACTATTGCGGACCTCGATATTCGCGTCCGGAGCCGATCGGTCCCCACAGAGGGATCGAACCCCGGTCTCTCGTTCAAACTCAACGGTGACGAGGTGAACACGTACCCCGTGGACATACCCGGCACGGGGCCGGATGCTGAGGCCGGGTGGAGAAGTTTCAGTAGCTTTGACGCCTCGAACCCCGACGAGGACGTCGGGCAGGGCGGCTCGACTGACTTCAGAGTTGAGGTGGCAGAAGAATCAGCGGACTCGGACGCCCGGTGGCTCATCGACGGATTTGTCGTCAGCGACGAGCGGTACGACGCCGACCTCAACTACCAGCTCGGCAACGGCGAGGACGCGATCAACGACGACGGGATCATCGAGGGGCCGCAGATCTACCCCGAGAGCCTCGCGCTCGAAACAGTCGAGCGCTCTGCCATCGAGCAGGTGGTCGCCGGGCGGCTCGATGTCGAGATGAACGCGACCGGCGGGGCGCAGGCACTCGCGGTCTCGAATGACGGCGGCACGACGTGGGTGAGCGCGTCCAACACCGACTCGGTGAGCGGCGCGTTCGCGGACGGCGACTCAACCCGCATCCGTGGCCGGGTGACGCTCTCGCGTCGCGATGGCGACCAGTCTACACACCCGCGGACGGGCGGCGCGTCTCAAGAGCTGTCGAGTCTCGATCTGTACGCCACGCTCGACGACACGCCGTTCGAGCAGAACGCCTCGCACACGGGGACCGTCCTCGAAGTGCTTCAGACGCTCGCCGACACGCACTACTCGATCTTCGAGCTGCGGTGGGACCCCGACGCGAACGGCGGCGACGGCGGGATCTCGATCGAGTGGACGCAACCCGGCCAGCGGGAGGCGTCGACGTCGGCGGCCGTCCTCGACTACCAGACCGAAGTCGACAGCGAGACCATCGTCGAGGCGGCCTACGTGTACGGCCGCTCGCGACGCGTGCGCGACCAAGAGGTGACGCTTGACGTCGGTGCGTACGTCGGCGTCGGCGACGGGTACCTCCAGCCTGGGACGGAGCGCGTCGCGAGTACGTCGGACGATACTGTCTACGTGGCGGGCGAGGACTACGAGATCCGGTCGGTTGACGGGACGATCACGGCAACCGAGGGCGGCGCGATCGACGACGGCGAGACGGTGGTGATGGACTACGAGACGCGACTCGTCGGTTACTACGAGCTGCCGAGTGCGGACGGGTCGGGCGACACGATCCGGGAGACGATCGGGTCGGCGACGACCCAGAACCTCGCCAACCAGGCGGCCCAGACGCTAGTGAAAGAGCTGTCCGAGCCGCAGCGCTCGGCGACGATCACCCTCGACCGGACGGCTGACATCGGACTGGTCGGGGCGCTTGACGTCGACGCGCCGGTCGATGCGGAGATCGTCCGCGGGATCGAAGCCGACGAGCGCAAGCAGGAGGTGCGGACCGGGTCGCGGCTCTCAGGTGGCGAGGCGATCGACGACATCCGGCGGCGGGTGAAGGCGGTCGCAAAGCGGCTGTAGCTATCCGCGGACTTGGAGACCGATGACCGCCCGCCGGGCGCGCCGGGCGTGAGGACCGACGTCGCGCCCGCCTCTTCATGCTCGAACACCTGATCGACACGGCCAGTCGCATCGCTCTCAGTTACCCGTGGCTCATCGCCCCGGCGCTCGCACTCCTCGCGCTGCTCGTTTCCCACTGCCTGTGGGGTGGGTGGCCTGACCTGTGGCGAAGCCGGCGCGTGGTCCTCCCGGTCGTCGACCGTCTCGCCGACGGCGACTACGACGACCAGGTGGACGTCGTCGACGAGCACGTCGGTGTCGACGTCGACGCCCTCGTCGCAGAGCTCCCTGAAAAGACCGGGCTGCCGCTCAGCACGCAGACGTTCGTCGGCACGATCGACGCGCCGCCCGCGCAGGTGCGCGCGGAGTTCCGTTCGATGGAGCGCTGGTGGCCCTGCTGGCTCGCCAGCATCCAGTACGAGATACGAGACGGCGAGCGCGTCTACGAGGTCGGCTCGTACGCGTTCCGGTCGGGAGGGTTGCTCGACCCGCGGCAGGTCCACATCCGGCTCACGCCGCGCGAGGGTGGCGAGAAGACGGCGTTTTGGAGTCACGAGGAGTTCTCTCCGTGGCGACGGCCGGTGGCGCACTACCGCGGCGAGACGTGGTCGGCGGCGCGTGGGGTGCGACATATGGCCTCTGCGTTCGCGAGCGACGACCGGTTCGAGCCGAGCAACCGGGCCGTCGACCTCGTTGATCGCGACGAGCTCACGTCGGCCTGACGGGCCACCGCCGGGCACTATTCTGTCCGAACACTCATATTCCCGGCTGGCCCTCTCTCAGACATGCCCTCGTACAGCGACGAGGAGATTCTTGACGAGATCCGTCGCGTCGCGAACCTCCCGGCCGCCAGCGGACGGCCGAGCAAGCGGGTGTTCGACGAGCACGCCGACCTGTCCTCCTCGACCGTCGAACGCCGCTTTGACTCGTGGAACGCCGCGATCGAACAGGCGGGCCTTGACCCCAACACCGAGACTGACAAGATCCCGCGTGCCGATCTCGTTGCCGAACTCCGCCGGCTCCGTGACGAACTCGACCAGATCCCCACCGCTGACCAGATGGACGAACACGGCGCGTACGCGTACATCACGTACTACGAGCGGTTCGGCTCGTGGGCGGACGCGCTTGAGGAGGTCTTCGGAGAAGTCCCTGATCGGGAGTGGAAACACATCTCGGATGACGAGCTCATCGCTGACCTCCAGCAGCTCGCCGACGACGGAGAGCGTCCGACGGCAAGAGACATGCAAGAACGCGGCACTCACGCGGTCGAGACGTACATCGACCGGTTCGGATCGTGGGGAGACGCGCTTGCGGCAGCGGGCTTTGACCCATCACAGCGCGTGACGACCGAGGCGCTACTCGCCGAGTTGCGCCGGCTTCACGACGAGTATGGCGGCAGGCCAACGATGACGGTCGTCCGAGAGCACGGTACGTACTCGTCTCAGACATATTACAACCGGTTTGCGTCGTGGGACGACGCGCTCGACGCGGCGTTCGACGAGGACGGGGCAGGAGAGACCAACGACTAACCCAGTGAAAACGTGGCCGCATCCCGATGCGGCCGAACTCGCAGACGACGCGGCACAGCCCCTATCAAAGAACAGGTCCGCGTCGCCTGAAGGACCCTAGGCGTCCATATATAGGTGTTTACGCACTGGGTGTAGGTGTTTCGGTCCGCCAGACACCTCTTACGCAGGGCAGACGGTGTGGCTCTTTTTATACTGAGCAACCGTGCCACCAGTACACATCAATTTTGAAAACGGCTGCGAGACGGCCGCTGCGTGTATTGTGGCGCGTTACCACACCATCACACACCCCACAAAGCATATATAACAACCGCCTCAATCATCGTCCGCAGACCCCTATCCAACGCGGATAATGCGACGCCGACGTGAGTAATCCCGGTCGAGTCCGGTCGCGCCCTCGATGCGATGTCGGTCGATGACGAACGGGCGACCCGAGAACGGGGCAAAGCAGGGTGTCGCGACGCAGAACACAACACAACAACAATGACAAACGACACAAACTATCGCGGGAAGGCCAACGCGGTCTTCTTCGCGGCGATCATGGTCGTCTCCATGTTCGCGGCCGGCTTTGCGGCAGCACCTGCTGCTGCGGCAGCAACAGACGTTGCTGTTTCGGACGATAGTCCGGGCTCGGTCGATATTACGGTCACGCACGATGATGTAACGGATGGAGAAGTAGCAATAATTGTTGATGCTGGTACCTCGGATCAGTACGATTCGGGTACGGACATCTTCCTCAAGGCCACCGCGAGTGGTACTGAAACCACATTTGAGGATGTGGACATCAGTGGTCTCGACACCGGCAGCTATGATGTTGCTGTCCAGCAGGCAGCTACTGTCGACGAGCCTTCTGATTCCGGTGACATCAGCACCACTGCCTGGGCCGATGACAAACAGGACATCGTTACAGTAGAGGCAGCCAACTTCGCTGTCTCCAACCTTGCTCCGGCGGACGCCACGGTTGATCAGGGCGACCTGATTACGATCTCGGCTGATGTCGAGAACACTGGAGACAAGGAAGCTACCCAGACGGTGACGGCTGACGTTGACAATGGAGTCGGCCAAGTCGGCTCGTCTGAGGAAACACTCGCGCCCGGCGCGAGTACGACTGTTGAGTTCGCCGATGTTGACACGTCTAGCCTAGAAGGCGACTACGCGCACTCCGTCAGCAGCGCTGACGATAGTGTGTCGGGGGCCCTCACGGCTAACGTGTTCGATGTGACTATCACCGACTTTGCGTCGTCTACCATCGTTGACCAGACGGCCGAAGTGACGGCGGAAGTCACCAACGTCGGCTCGGGGAGTCAGAGTGACATTGATACTGTCCTCTACTTCGACACTAACGAACAGGACATCTCGACGAACAGCTTCGTCTCCGGTCAGACGCGTACGCTGACGTTCGAATACACACCGACCAGCACAGGTACGGACGTTCCGCTTGAAGTTACCACGACTAGCGAAGGTGACGCTGACTATACTGCTAGTGAACAGGTAGACGTCCAGGACGAAGGCGCGAACTTCGCTGTGACCGTTGACGCGGTCAACGCGAACGTTGATGAGGGTGATCCGGTTGAGTACGACATTACTGTTGAAAATACCGGAACCGATTCCGCCACCTCGGATGTCTCGTACACCGTTGACGAGGGCGCGTCCTCGAGTGCCGGTGACGTTGACTCGGGTACCTTCAGCGATGTCCAGCTTGACGTTGGCGACACGTTCTCGGAGACCGTTTCCGTGGACGTGAGCCCGTCGGAGTCGGACCTGCCGCAGGACTACACGCTCAACGCGGAGACTACTGTCGACGGGACGACGAACTCCGACTCTGCGACCGTGACGGTCAACGAGGTCGGCGACTTCGTCGACACCGACTACGATGTTGAGATCGATGACGGAGACACGACCTACCAGGGTCAGCGCCTCCTCATCGCTGCGAGCGATCTCCCCAACGCAGAAACAGTTGATGACGTCGAACTTCGCCGTGTCGACGATGACAGTGAGGTTGCCGGGCTTGAGAGCCGCCCCACCGTCCTCGAAGACACGTCTGGTAATGAGTTCTTCATCATCGACACGGATGACCTCGACGCCGACCGGTACGTCCTGACGGATCGGTCGACCGGTACGGGCGTGGACTCTGAGAGTCTGTACACCTTCGAGGTCGCTGTCCAGGGCCTCACGGCGGAGTTCGACGACGACACCGTCGGTGACCAGGGCGACGACGCGCTGGTTGACTACGAGATTGAGTCCAGCATCCGCAACAACTACGCAGTTAACATCGAGGCCGACAGCCTCGACGAGGACGACTTCGAACAGATCTTCAGCAACGCGCTGGACGTTGAGAACGACGAGGTCGACCTCGGTGACGACTACGGCGACGCAGACGCAGCCGCCTACGCACGCGGTGCTTCCGACGGTGAGTTCGCGCTCAATTCCGAAGACGGCTACATTACTGTCTTCGGCGCTGAAGCGACTCACGAGCTGAACTTCACCGACATCGACGCCGGTGACTACGAGTTCAACGTGAGCGTCGTCGACACGACGGCCGAGGACGCTGACTCCATCACCGTCGAGGAGAGCGGCGACGGCGAAGTCAACATCGAGGAAGGTAGCCTCACCCAAGAGCAGGGTGACACCATCGAGTTCAACGTGACCGCTGACGGCACGGCCAGCTCCGGTACGGTCGTCGTCGGTGACGAGGACGACTTCGGCTACCAGACCAACGTCACCATCAACGACTTCGGTGACGATGACCAGGTCACGCTCGAATTCAACACCTACACTGCTGGCGGCTTCGGCAGTGAGGACGCGGTCTCGCTCGTCGACACCGACGACGACGACGACGAGATCGACGTTGAATACGAGTCGGATCTTGAGAACATCCTGTCGAGCGGTGACTACGACATCTCGTCGAGCGCTTCGAGCGACTTCGACCAGACGCTCGACAACTCGGACGACGTTGCGACGCTCTTCATCGAAGAGCGCACCACGGAGAGCATCCAGCTGTGGACGGCCTCCGACGACACGGCGAGCGACGTGACCGACGCTGACGACGACGAGCAGCTCGGCGAAATCACGAGCGCCGTCNTCCAGCTGTGGACGGCCTCCGACGACACGGCGAGCGACGTGACCGACGCTGACGACGACGAGCAGCTCGGCGAAATCACGAGCGCCGTCGAAGACGACCTGATCACGCAGACTGAGACGGTCGCCTACAACGACGTCAGCATCCACCAGCTTAGCGCGAGCGGCCTCGAAGGCCTGCTCGACTACGCTGCTGCGGAAGACAGCCTCGACGACGATGACGTCGCTGGCCAGCTCGAATACCTCGCGACGACTGAGCAGAACGAGCTCAACGATGACACCATCGTTGACCTCACGATCGAGGAGACGCGCGACAGTGCCGGTCCGAACGCGGACCGCCGCACCGTCGACCTCGCGGACACTGACTTCGATGTCGTTGAGGACGAGACGAACGACGACTACTACATCCTCCTCGACACGAGCGACGTCGCGTTCGAGGATGACGACGCCTCGCTCGACAACGACGAGGATGTCGACTTCACGGTCGAGTTCACCGTTCAGGACCAGCGCCTGCTCGACCCCGAAGACGACGTTGACCAGGACGAGTTCGAAGACTCGTACGTGACCGTGGAAACGCCGTTCAGCGTGAACGAGCGCACGGCNCAGGAAGACACGTACAACGTCTCGAACACCGACTCCGAAGAAGTGAGCGGCACCTCGAACGTGGCTCCCGGTACGGAGTTCACCGTTCGCGCCCGCTCCGCGTCGGGCACCCAGCCCGCCTTCGTCGTCACTGACGACGAAGTGACTGTCAACGCCGACGGCACGTTCACCGCTGACCTCGACTTCAGCGACACGAACGTCGGCGACGAGTACACGCTGAGCGTCAACCAGCTCGGCCTCAACAGCGACAACGACGAGGTTGAGGTCGACGGCACGGTTGTCGAGCAGACCCAGGAGCCCGCGGCCTTCGAGGTCTCGGACCTGAACCCGCAGGAAGCCACCGCGACGGCTGGTGACTCGGTCGACGTCTCGGCGACGATCGAGAACACCGGCGGTCAGGAAGGCACGCAGTCTGTCGCGCTCACGCTTGACGGCGACGAGCTCGACAGTCAGGAAGTGACGCTCGCGGGCGGTAACAGTACCACCGTCGAGTTCACTGCCGACACGTCCGGTCTCGAAGCCGGCGATTACACGCACGGCGTCGCGACCGACGACGATGAGGCAACCGGTACGCTGACCATCGAGGCAGCGGACGGCTCCGGCGACGACTCCTCTGGTGACGACTCCAGCGGCGACGACTCCTCTGGTGACGACTCCAGCGGAGACGACTCCTCTGGTGACGACTCCAGTGGTGACGACTCCAGCGGCGACGACTCCACCGACGACGGAACGCCCGGCTTCGGTGCGCTCGTCGCACTCGTCGCCCTCATCGCTGCTGCGCTGCTCGCGACCCGCCGCAACGACTAACATCGTTGCCTAACGGTCGCGACTCGTAGCTTCGAACCATCGGCCCTCGCGGGCCGACCCCACACGCGGTTCTCTTTATCGGACCTCGACTCGACCACTGAGCGACCGCTGTCGGCGTCGCTCGCGAACGTGGTCCAGACTCCTCCTCGAAAAGACCGACCGCGCTACGCGTCGAGAAGCGCGTCTCTCGCTCGTTTTAACTCCGACACCTCGTACTCGTCGCTGCCGCCCTGATCGCCGTGGGCTTCCTTCACCAGCTCGCGGAACGCTCCCTTCACGACGGGATCGGGGGCGTCCGGCGCGACGCCCAGCACCTCATGCGGCGGTGGCGTCTCGACCCGGCCGCCGGCGACGACCACCGCATCATCTTCGTCGCCGGGCGGCAGGCGTGCCGTGTCGAACTCCGAGTCCGCCGTGGTGACGCCGCACTTCTCGGCGAGGCGCTTCCGCTTGGCGTACAGCGCGATCGCCCGGGCGTTCTCCCGCTGCGTCTCCCAGCGGTCACACGCGATCGCGTAGCCGGCGTCCGCGGGCTCGTCCTCGCGACGGAAGCGCGCCACGACGCCGACGTCGTCGGGCTTGTCGTGCTGGTGCGGGATGTTCGGGCGGTCTTTGTAGTGCGTCGACGCGGTGGAGATCCGGACGTCAGTCGCGCCCCAGCGCTCCAGCTCGTCGACGACGCTCTGGAACGACTCCTTGCGTGTGGGCGCGAGGTCGCCAGGGTAGGGCTCGCGCTCCTCGGCGGGCGTACGGGGGTAGTTCTCCGGCCACTGGAGTTCGGGCGCGCGCTGCTCAGTCGTGCTCATCGGTCACCTCCTCATCGACCTCGACGTTGACCGCGAGCTCGCGGAGCGTCTCGGTCATATTCGCGAGGACATCATCCGTCTTCGCGAGGACCTCGTCGACATCCTCGCTGTCGACATCCTGGAGCGTCGAGCGGGCGTCCGCCACGCTGTCGGCCGCCTCGCGGATAGTTTCGGCGTCACCCGCCATCGTCACACACCTCGTCGACCACGAGATCGTACGCCTCCGGGAAGTGCTCCTCAAGGAACTCGACGTCGTCGCCGAGTCGATTTCGGATTCGCGTTCGCACGACACTCTTCACTTTGTATTCGTAGTTGTCTGATACGTTGGCGTCGCCGCTGATGATCTCCCGCTCGCGGTCAGTCACCAGGGCGCGACCCTCATCGCTCATTAGTTCGTCTTTTTCAGCGGCTCCCATATATTACCTCATGTCGTAATCATACCGCATGACGTAAATAGATTACTCTAAAGCGTATGTACTTTACAAAGTATATACTCTATAGAGTAAGGTATAAGTCACTGCGGGATAGACTATAGAGTAGGAAGCACGGGACTCCGGTCAAAATCTGGCCGGGGCGTGTTTGGACCACGCCCGACCGTGCTGTCCACTAACGACAGCGATGTCAACTACGAACCCACGCGGTGAAAACCGCACCGACACGCGATTGATCGCACAGCACACCACACTCGGCGTCGACGCCGAGGGCTTCATCCACCACCTCGACCGCGCGGCCGAGATCGTCCACCGTATCGACCCGACCACCGGCCGTCGCGAACGCCGCTCGGACCTCGCCGAGTGGGTCGCCGAGCGCGAGCACGTCGAGCTGGGCAACGCCGTTGACGTGTACGTCCACGACTACATCGGCGACGAGATCGGCTGGAGCGAGCGCACGCAGTACACCGACCGCGACGTCTTCGGAGGTGGGGTCTGATGCCGAACCTCAACCGCTCCGAACGGAAGCTGCTGGACGAGAAGATGGAACCGTACGTCGACGGCTTCGACTCGATGCTCGCCGACGTCATCCACGACACGTTCGCGGACGACCCACAACTGCGGCGGCTCGCGACGATCGTGACCGAGACCGACCACGCCATCGACGCCCGCGACGAACAGAACGGTGTCGACGAGGAGTGGTCCGAACTCGACGAGGCGAGTCAGAAGGTTACGTGGGTTCTCGAACGTCGTACACGGGAGGTCATAGCCGAGAAGTGCGAGACCGTCGCGCTGGACGCCACTGAGTGGACCGACGTCCACTCCAAAGAGAAGATCGAGGCCGCCGTTCGCGAGGCCGTTGAGTGGCTCAGACACAACACCAACCCGGCCGAGCGCGCCGGCGTCGCGTACGGTGACGAACTCCCTGACCCGGATGCGCTGTTTGAGGAGGTGAGCGCCTGATGCCTGACTCCGAGCAGGGTGCGATCGATTCGGACTTTGAGGACGCCGAGCCATCCTACGAGGAGCGCGTCGAGGACGCTCTCGCCGGCGCACAGACCGAGCCGCTGGCCGGCGGCGTTGCGATCGACCTAGTGACGCGGCAGGCCGTGTTCGTCCGCCGGGAGAAGTACGCCGACCTCGAAGCCCACTACGAGGCCGAAGGGTACGACCTGGCCACGTACAAGATGCACCCGTACCTGCCGGGGATCGACGTCGACAACTCGGTGTTCGAGTGTGTCTACCTCGACGGCAACCCGCAGAACGCTCACAAGCCCGGGAAGACGTACGACTTCCCGGAGGCGCGGCTGATGCATCTGCCTGCCGAGCAGGCGTGGGGCGAGCCGGAGGTCGGAGATGTCTGAGGCCGCCTCGGGCGGGGTGGGCACGTTCAAGGACCGCGCCGCCGACGCGCTCACCTCGTATATGACCGTCCTCGAAGACCTGCCCGAGGTCGCGGACGATTCAGAGCGATTCGCGGTGATCTCTGATTCGGGCTCACAGTATATCGTGGACTGTCGAGCGGGGACATGTACGTGCCCAGACATGCTTCACCGACGGCCAGACGGCGGGTGTCGACATCTCCGCCGCGTCTCGTTCGCGAGGGGTGCCGTTCCGATCCCGGGCTGGGTCGAGCGCGAGGCGATCGACCCGCAACTCGGCCAGCACCTCGCAGCGAGTCCACGCATCGCGACGGCTGACGGCCGGACGGAGGTGTTCGAGCCCGATGTGTGACGACGAGAACGCCCACGCGAACGCGGCCAACGAGCAGGTGCGGCTCGCCGAGGAGAACGGGACGATCCCGGACTCGCGGCCGGAGTACAGCTCGATTCGGCTCCTCGTCGACGGCGAGAAGCTGGCCGCGGACAACCCGATCGACTACCTCGTGATGCTGCTCCTGGAAGGCAAGCGCTACGATGGCTACTGGGATGGCGATGAAACTGCGGTGGCGCACTGGGCAGTTGCCCAGTGGTGTCAAGAACTCGGGTGGGTGCCTGACCTCCGAGACTACCAGCCCGGAGAGCAGATTGAGCGCGGAGCTGAAATCGCGTGCCTTGATACAGCATTCTATGCGGATCCGTCGCCGATTCAAGAGCATTCTGATGTCGAAGGGCTGCCGACGATCGCCTACGAGACTGACTCGGGTGAGCGCCGGCGCGTCCGCTACGAGCGCGTCGACGGGCGGCCCTGGAAGGTTGAGCGCCACGTCGACCGCCCAGACGGCGACGGCGGGTGGGAGCCCTGTGGCGGCGAGCCGCTGTCCGAGCTTGTCATCGAGGGCGAACATCGCGCCGCGGTGACCGTCACGGAGGGCCCATGAGCCTCCGCTCGTTCGCTGACCCGCAGACGCACTTCGAGATCGTCCCGTCGGGGAGCCCGCCGAGCGTCGACGGGCTCGCGATCTCGGAGCCGAAATACCTGCGGTGTTCGGAGTGTGGCGCGCAGGTCCGGATCGACGGGCCCGACGAGACCCAGACGACGATCGACGACCTCCCGCACGACCGCAGCTGCTCGCAGCGCGACGTCGTCTCGGAGTGGTGGGAGTCGCAGTACGTGCGGTAACTGCTAACAACTTTTTATGGGGGGTTCACGTGGTGAATCTGGAGATGACCGATCCCAAATTCTGAGAGGTCACACGTTGCGAACTCCCTATCACAGGTATAGATGTCAGCCCGTCTATCACACCCCCATGCGTCGATGAGAACCGGCGCATCTTTTGACTGGATATCTAATAAAGCGGACACGAGGCGACTTGCTGGCTTACGCATCTGTTCACCGACATCGAGGTCCTCCACCTCCTGTTGCGACGGTGCGTGTACTGATTTTGAGTGAACAACCACATCTGTGAACCGTTCCGTTGCCTCTTGGATGTCTTCAGAGTGATATCTTCCCTTCGGATTTCTGAGCCGGTGATATACTTCGTTGAATACGTACGGCGATACCCGAACCTCTAATTCACCTTCCGCGGCCGAATCAACCATCTCCGCCGGATCCGAATCGCGAAAGAGACACCCATGTAACCAAATGTTCGAATCGAATATCTTCAGCCCGGGCACAACTACTCAACGAGCTCTTTTGGAGTCCGAAAACCACCAGAAAACTCAGAGTCGAGGTCTAGATCTCGTGTTTCTCTCCACTCGGCAAAATCCCCAACATCCCACTCTGCCCGCTCCTCCAACTGATCAAGGTCCGAAAGCGCCTCATCGATATCGACATCGCGTGATAGCGAATCGTCGATAAGTGATGCGGCGTCTTTCGTCATACATCCCTGTATGAATTGACGCCACAAATATATGTGGGCAAATAACCCACTCCGTGGGATAATACACTCAGTTATCTTCAGCTGGCCCCTCCGAACCGCACCCCTCCTTTATCACACCCGTCCGCGTCAGTCGGCAGTGAGATGCTCCTCGATCAGGATGTCTTTCGCGAACGGCGGCTGCCTCGCGATCTCGTCCATCGCGAGAGCGAGGTCGCCCAGGTCTCCCGTGCCCTCAAGCCAGCCCTCCGCGGTGAGCGTCCCGAGGACCTCCTGATCTCGGGACCGAGCGGCGTCGGCAAGACGACGCTCGCGCGGTTCCTCCTCGACAACCCGCGGTCACCGACCGACCTCGACAGCACCCTCCTGCGCGTCCTCGGCGAGACCACGGGTTCGGTCCTCCGCGACGCCATCGACGCGCACCCGAGCGACGCCTCCGTTCATCGCGGCGTCGCGACCGACCGCCTCGCGGGCATCCTGCGTGACGCCGTCGACGACCCCTACGTGTTGGTCCTCGACGAGGCGGACGACCTGCCCGAGACCGAGGCGCTTGACGAGCTGATGAGCGTCCCCGGCGTCACCGTCATCGCGATCGCGCACGACGCCGACGAGTGGCTCGCCCGGATCGACCAGCGCTACCGCGGGCAGTTCTCCGGTGAGCATCACGTCCGTCTGGACCGCTACGCGCCAGGCGAGCTCGCGGACATCCTCGAACCTCGCGCCGAGCAGGGGCTCGACCCTGCCGGGTGGGACCGACCTGTCTTGGAGGCCGTCGCCGACGAGGTCGCCGGGCGGGCCCGGGATGCCATCCAGACGCTGAAGTGGGCGGCGCGGCTCGCCGGCGAGCGCGGTCGCGACCGGATTACTATGTCGGAGATCGGCGACGGCCACGTCGAGGCGCAGCGCGCGATCCGGGCGGCGGCGCTGGAGTCGCTGCCCTACCACCACCAAGTCCTCTACGGCGTGGTGTGGTCCGACGGCCCGATCACGAGTCACGAGCTTCACGACCGATATGAAACCGTTGCGCCGGACGCGTACGGCGACCGCCTGATGGAGCCGATCGGGAAGCGCTCGCGAACGCTGAAGCTGCGGAAGCTCGCGGAGTACGACCTCGTCGAGTGGGAGGACCACGACGATAACTCGCGGACCTACAGTGTGGTCGACGAGCGCATCGAGTCGACTGTCGACGTGTCGACCCCCCTCCGAAATTGACCCCATACCTATTTTAAGGGCGGTCGTCGGTCGAGGTATGCCCTCGCAGGCTACCCACACGATCGACGTCACCGAACTCGGCTTTGACGAGAGCGGCGCTATCGAGATCCGGACTGAAACGACCGCCGACAGCGGGACGGTCGTCACCGCCGAGTGTCACGGTCAGGAGTGGACGCTCACGTTCGACGAGTACGGTGAGCTGACGGACAAGCCGGCACGCGCCGCGCCGCGCTGGCTCGGGCCGGCGATCAAGAAGGCCGCGCCGCAGCTGCGGGTGGCATGATGGAGACAATCGACCGGTCGGGGACGGACCAGTGGCGGTGGACCTGTCCGCGAGGCCACACCGACTGGTCCCTTCGCGACGGGGAGATCTACTGTCGATCCTGTCCCGGCTGGCAGGCACCGGGTGGTGTCCACTACGAGACGATCCACGACCGCAAAACAGGGACTGACCTGTCGGCGTCGGAGGTGCGTGTCGCGTGAGCCTATTCAAATATGACCACCGAAACCAGACTAATGTAATTAAAACTTTTCCATTAATTCCAATATTATTTTTCGGCGTTTTAGATTGGGAAAACTACAAGGGGGTGGAGGCTCTTCCGATTAACTGCGTGCTCAGTGGTATTGGTCGGTCTCCGGATGAGCCCGATGCTCAACCAGTGACTTCAACAGTGAATAATGGCGCGGAAGAGACCGATTTACGAATTGTCGGTAGAAACAGGGTCAAGCTCAGAGGCATCGAGTTCCTCGTCGAGGTAGGCTCGACCGTCGTCGGTGAGGCGGTAGAGGCCGCGATCGACGCGCTCGACGAGGCCATATCGGCACAGCTCCCTGAGGCGTCCACCAGCGTAGTCCCTGGTGGCGTCAACCCGAGGATACTCACCTTCACGGGAGACTGCCCGCGGAGTCATGTTCCCCTCCTCTCGGAGGACCTCCAGGATGCGATCATCAGTCGGTTGTCGCATCCAGTCCGCGTCCCTTCGCATCTTGGTCTCCCGTGCGGCGGTTGTACTCATAGTAACACCGATGTACCTACTAGTTCTACCCAGTCGCCCTTAATAATTCGGCTAACAACTGGAAGTATCCAGTTAGTAGCGGGAAAAGACTAAGTAGGGCGCACGGTAAGTACCAGTTGACCTGGCCACGCGGGAGTAAAACCCGCCGGCGCTGCAACGCCGACGGCTGGGTCACCCTGCGAACCCCTCTTCACGAGGGGATTGATGAGAGACCCGATGAACGATAGAACTCGCGGCGTCAATAAACCCGACGCCAACGACCGAGACGGCACAGACGCGGAACTACTCGATAGCGAAGCTGTAACTGACGACCATATCCCAGCGCCGGCTCCGCACGTCGGCGGCGAGCCACCGCGAGCGTACGAGCTCTTCAACGCGTTTCAGATCGACGCGGGCGGCAACGCGTGGGTGTCCGCGAAGTACCCCGTGGATGCGACGGAGGTGCGGTGATGTCCGAAGCAGACTCCCTATCAGCTTCGGTTACCGTTACGAAGCGCGATAGTGCGCTTCCAGGCCCCGTCGGGGCGGTGGAACGCTGGTGGGCAGAGGTCGAGGAGCTGGACGTCGGCTGCTACGGAAGCACGCCCGAGCGAGCGGTGGAGCACCTGATCGGCTCCGTCCGGGATGACGATGGCGACGGTACACTCGAACAGCAGATCCAGGAGGTGGCCTGATGCGCGCGACCATCCTCGGACTCGCCCGCGACGAGATCGCCGACCCGCACATCGAGGGCCACGTCGAGACCGCCACGTACCCGGCGATCGACGCGACCGCGTTCGAGCGCCTCGACGGCACCGCGGTCTACGCCGGCAGCGCAGCGGCGAAGATCGACACCGAACAGGAGGAGATCCACGTCACTGACGAGGCGATCCACACCGAGACCGTCCAGGTGCGCGAGGACGTCTACTGCGAGTGGATCGCGGACCTCACTGAGGGGTGGGTGGGCGTCAACCGGTCGGACGGCGACTGGCTGTTCGACACGCTCGGCGCGACAAAGGGGACGCTGATCCACCGGGCGACGATCGATGTCGACGGGTTCGCCGAGTACCTGTCGGACTACCCGAACGCGGACGCGTGGAACGTCACGCAGACGCGTACCCTCGACGCCGACGGCGACGCCGAGGAGTCGACCATCGAGTACCACGACGCCGCCCACCTCGCGGACACGGGCGGTTCCGGCGAGACGACGATGCTCGGCTTCGAGTACTTCTGGAACGACTCGTACACCCGCGGTGTCGTAGCCGAGAGCGGATACGTCGCGCTGTACGACGGTGGCGACAACCCCGGCGAGTACGCGGCGTTCATCAACTCTGAAATCTTGCCGTTCGCGAGTCTGCCCGAGGAGTACCAAGGCGCGCTCGGTGACGTCCGCGACGAGACGGAGGGCGAGGCCGATGTCTAAGGTCACTGCGACCGATGACGTCCACGCCCTCGTCGACGAGGACGAGGTCTCGGAGGCGATCGCCGACCGACTCGCCGACAACGGGTTCGAGACGATCGCGGACCTGCTCATCGCCGACCAGGCGGACCTCGAAGACGTGCCGTACGTCGGCGAGCAGCGCGCCGCTGACATCCTCGACGTCGTCGACGGCCTCATGGGAGCGCCCGAGCCGCGCGACGTTGACGTCGAGGCGACTGAGAGCGTTGTGAGCGAGGCCGCGATCCCGCTGTCGGTGCGCCGTGGCGACGCCGTGTTGACGAAGTCGTCAGCGTACGGTAGTACCGATGTCTTCCACACGCAGGCGTGCCAACACGTCGAGACGAACGACCTCGTCGAACGGGACCGGTCGTGGGCAGAGAAGCGCGACCTCAAGGAGTGCCAGTACTGTGCCGACCCGGACGCACGAGCGCGCAACGCATCGGCCGAAGACGAGACCGACCCGCTGGTCGACCCGTGCGAGGTCGTCCTCGAGGCGACGCTCGGCGAGAAGCTTCAGATAACGCTCGCCGACCGCGACGCGTGGGCGCGGCCGTGGAACGTCATCGAGACGGCCGAGCCGACCGAGTGGGAGTCCGCGACCGGCGAGACGTGGCAGACGCGTCGGCTTCGGCTCTCGGAGTCACCGAGCGGGAAGGAGGCCGCCCGCGAGTTCGATCTCGTCCTCATCGACGACGAGATTCGGATCGAAGACCCGCCGGTCAATCGTCCGAGCCACCAACCCGACGCGCGGAGCTGGCGCGTGGAGTCTGTCGGAGCCGTCGGTCGCGTCTCGACGACATCGCTCGTCCAGCTCCAGACGGACGACGAACAGGGCGATGCGAAGCCCGAAGGTGACGATACGTGGCGGCAGTACCAGAAGCGAGGTGAGACAGCGTGAGCGACACCGATGCTCGCGACGAGATACGGACGGTTATCCAGCGGCACGCTGCGGAACTCGACGCTGAGGACCTCCGGGAGATCGCCGGCGACATCGAGTCGACCGCCGACAAGTGGGGTGGTATCGATGTCTAAAGTTGACGGGGAGAACCAGCACGAAGCCGTTCGCTACGAGTGCGGACACCGCTGCTGGGACGCGGGGATCGGTGGTGCTCCGGATCTCTGCCCACGCTGTGGTCTCCCAGTTCAGGAGCGTGGTTACGATGTCTGAGTCGGCTGAGAGCGGAACGACCGGCAAGGAGATCCTCGAGGACAACGGTGTCGGCCAGACAGATGGCTACCGCGGAACCGGCTACACCGGTTCCAAGACCGCCAAGAAGGCCATTGACGAGCTCATCAACGAGTTCGTCGACCAGGAGCGGATCATCAGCCCACGCTCGATCGCGAACGCGGTCGACGTCGACGTCCGTCCGCAGGAGATCGGGAAGACGCTCGGCGCGTACCTCAAGGGCGACACGCCCGGCGACTGGTTCGACGAGGTTGAGGTCTCGATGTGGCGTGACACGTCGCCGAAGAAGTGGAGGTTCGTGCGCGTCGCCGGCGAGGTCGACCGCCGCCGGTCGCAACACCTCCAGAAGCCACAGCTCGTCCGCGAGCTCAGCGCGGCGACCGGCGCTGAAGGCGCACGCTACCGGACGGCGACTCGCGACAGAGGGAGCTGGGAGAAGGCCTCGGTCACGCTTGCGTGGATGCAGGACATTATCGAGGCCATCTGTGAGCGGACCGACTACGTGCCGAGCGAGGTCGCAGACGATCCCGAGCGCGACCGGCGCGACTGGGTCGACGACCTGACGCAGGCCGGAACGACGCAAGTCCTCCGGCGGGCGGCCGGGATCGACGACCCCGGTGCCGACACGAGCTGGAACCGGGAGACGCTTCAAGCGCTCCACGACGTCCTCGTCGCGGGCCACGATCCGAGCGAGGTGAGCGTCTGATGCGCGAGCCGCACATCTGGACCATCCACTGGATGATGGTCGCGCTCGCCGTCGCGCTGCTCGTCGTGATCACGCTTGAGGTGATGCTGTGAGCTCGAAGTACGCGAGAGGGTCGACCGAACACGCGGAGCGGATGCTTCGGATCCGCGGGACAGGCCCGACGGCGAGCGTCCTCGGGTCCTGGAAGCGTGGGCTCCGCGTGGCGATCCCCGAGGCCGCACCCGTCCCGCGACACGATGAGGCCCGGTACGACGCGCAGTCTGCCGTCGTCGTGTTCCGTCGCGAGCAGACGCTGAAAACGTGCTACGGACTCGACCCCGAGCACATCACCAACATCCACGGCGTCGCCGTCGCGGCCGCCGTCGACGCACAGTTCGGGACCCACTACCGGTCCGGAATCGACCCGGCGAATCTGGAGGAGATAAACTGATGAGTGCTACATCAAACGACGGAAAGACGCCGAAAGACGCCACACGAGCGGAGGAAGCGATCGACCGGCACGGTGGGGTGTACGAGCAGTGGGCCGACGAGAACACGCCGCGCGGTCGTCTCGCGCGGGCCATCCTCGCCGTTGGAGGTGACGACGATGCCGAGTGAGTCAGCCGTCGAGGTGGCCGTCCTCGACCGCGAACTCCTCGGCGACGCGCTCGTCGTTCTCGATGACGGTCGCCGCGTCGGCCGCCGCCTCACGCTCGGCTCGGTCGTCGGCTTCGACGGTCGTCTCACGCATTTCGGCACGGGCCGCGTCGATCGCGTTCTGGATCTCCTCACGGAGGGGGAAGCCACAGCGCGGGCAGTGATAGGCGGTGGACTTCACCTCGGCGCGACAGTTCGAGCACGCGACGATCTCGGGCGAGCCCTTGTTCTCCCCGTCATCGTCCTCGGGGTCGACGAACCCGTGACTCTGGAAGATGGAGTTGTTCCGCTCGGCGTCGCCGGTGTGGTCATAGCGGTCGCGCATCCGCATCCGATCGTCGACGAGCATCGACATGTGTTCGATGTCGCGATCATTCAGCTCGGAGTCGCTAATCCGCGTCATGAAGACGTGCCGGAAGTGGTGCGGGTGGACACGCTCGACGTCGAGTCCGGCGTTGTCGGCCGCCCGCTTCAGCGACTTCCGAATCGTCGAGGTGTGGGCCGCCATCATGTCGCGATCGTCGGGGTCGTAGTGTTCGACGACGGGGAACAGCGGAGCCTCGTCGTGGGCGCGCCCGTTCGGTCCGGACTGGTCGGGGTGGTTGCGGTTGACCCACTCACGGAGCTCGGCCCGGGAGTAGAGGATTGGGTAGGAGACGTCGCGGACGCCCTTCAGGCTGAGCGCGTCGGTGTTCGGCGAGAAGGTGGGTCGCGGTGTGTCCAGCCCATCGATGTCGCCGACGCGGAGCGAGGTGGCCAGCGAGATACGCGCACCGACGTCCGCGAGGAAGTCAATGAGGACGGGGTCGCGGTTGTTCCGACAGCCCCGCTTCAGGCGCTCGATCTCGTCTTCGCTGAGGAGGTCGTCCTTCGAGATAGTCTCGTCTTTGGTGCTCCGGTCGGGAAGGCTGATCCGCTCACCGAAGCCGTAGTCGTCGTAGTGTGGCTCGGCGTCGAGCCACTGAAAGAAGACGCGGAGGACGCGCTTGTAGCTGAACATCCCGGAGCCGTCGGGGTCGAGCCCGTAGCCGCCGCTGGACTTCGGTGCGGCCAGGCGTCCGACGAAGGCGCGTGCGTCGCCGATGTCCATCTCCAAGAGCGGGGTCTCGGCGCGTTCGGCGGCGCGGCGGAGGTTTCCGATATCGCTTATCAGTGTATTGAGCGACTTGTCCTCCATCTGCCGGCGGTGGGTGATGAATTCGCGGATCGCCCGGCGGTCAGCGTCGTCGATGGCGGCGTCTGCGAGGAGATTCTGCTCGCGCTCGAACTTCGCGCGGGTGGAGTTCGTGTCGTTGACGTCGGCCAT